GATTAGAAAGCAAAATTGAATGGTTTGAAATGTATTATTTATTGGCTCACGGAGATAACGGACGTTATGAATTAGCAGGAATTTAGCCTTGTATATAACACCCATATATACAAAACATCAAAAATCACTAATAAATAAAACAAAAAAACTATGAACATTCGAAAATGGAGTAACCAATATTCTAAAGACTGTGATTTAAAATATACTTCTCCAGCAACTAGAAAAACATACAAACATTGTATTTTAAAATTCTTAACTCACTTTAAGAGTGAAATAGAGCCAAAATCAATACCAACTAATAAAATTAAGGATTGGCTTTTGACTTTTTATACTTTAAATACCAGAAAACAAATGCTATGCAGTATTAATTCTTTTTATAAATTATCTGTAGGGATGCCAAAAAAACTATCTAAAATACCTTATCCAAAAGCAGCAAAAAAGCTCCCTGTGATTATTGATAGTGAATATTTAAAAGAAACTATTACAAATATTAAAAACTTAAAACATAAGGCGATTTTAATGATAGCGTATAGTTGTGCTTTACGAGTTAGTGAGGTGGTAAATTTAAAAATTACAGATGTAGATTCTAAAAGAATGATTATCACAATTAATAATGCAAAAGGTAATAAAGATAGAATTGTAAAATTATCAGAAAATTTATTGAATACATTAAGAATTTACTTCACATATTATCAACCAAAAGAATATTTATTTAATGGCCAGTTTGCTTTGTGTTACACAGCATCATCTTGTAATAAATTGGTAAAGAAGTATTTAGGATTAGAATATACTTTTCATCAATTAAGGCATTCATCTGCAACTACGATGTTAGAAAATGGTACAGATTTATCAATAATTCAAAAAATATTAGGCCATAATTCTATAAAAACAACTATGATTTACACGCATATTTCTAATAATTTGATTCAGCAAGTAATATCACCAATATAATTATTTGTAAAAAGATGAATCAACAACAAAAAGCACAAGAATACGAAACAATTTTACAGGCCCAATTATCAGTATTAATGAAACTGATTGCAACTAAATCTAAATTTTTAGAATATTATTATAAAATTCTACCAAAATGTAAAAGTCAAAAAGAAGCATTTGAGTTTGTTAATTTATTATATTATTTAGTGTTTGATGAGGAATTATATACTTCTTATGATGCTTTTAGAATGTGTAAAAATAGAAATATAAAAAAATAACAGATGGATCAAGCAAAAACAAAAGAAGCGCTGGTGCTTCATTATTTTCTTACAGAAGTAGAAAATACAATGCCTAACTTATCAAAATTAACAGGAGTTAAAGAAAGTAGGGTTAAAACAATTTTAAATAAATACCTAAAAACAAAAATAATTCGGTAATGAATAAAAATCTAAAAATAATTCTTATAATATTTACAACCTTCATAATTACGTTTTTAACTTCTTTATTGTTAGAAATACAAATATTTAAAAATATAGTTCGTTATATTTTAGTAATTCTTTTAATTATTTTTGAACTGTACGTTGGTTTTATCTTGTATAAATCGAGTTTAAAATAAAATTTCAAGAGCGAACAAACGTTCGTATTTTTTATAATAAATAGCAACAATTTAGCACTGTATAAAAACGGTGTTAAATGTTGTATCAAGCTTTACATGATAATTCAATTAAAAGATCTGCAACTTCAGTTCCTTCTGGAATTGGTTTTGCAAATTGGTTTGGAAGCGGTTCTGTAACTAAAAACGGAACGATCGTTAACAACACAACCGCATTAACTCTTTCCGCTTTTTATAATGGTGTGACAATTCTTTGCAATGACTTTGCAAAATTGCCAAAGCATGTAGTTCAAAAAAAAGAAGGAAATACGGAACGTTTGCCAGATCATCCTGTGGATTATTTAATTAATCAGCGGCCAAATCAGTATATGAATGCTTTTGGTTATGATTCAATTTTAATGAAATGCGCAATTTTAAAAGGCAATGGTTATGCTGAAAAAGTAGTAAATCCCTTTTCTGGCAAAGTTGAATCTTTGCAATATATAGATGAAAATTCTACGTTTGTAACTGTAAAAAAACACGACAATAAACTTTGGTATCATTTTGATGGCAGGGTTTTGCCTGCAGAAAATATTTTACATTATAGATCTTTGTTTTCTGATAATGGCATTACAGGTATTGGTGTGGTTTCGCAGGCAGCACGTTCTTTAGGTGTTGCATTAAGTAGCCAAGAATTTGCAGAAGAATATTATGCATCAAAAGGCATTGGAACTGGTGTTGTTACAACAACCAAAGAAATGGATGCAGGTGCAAAAACTAGGTTCGCCAATGGTTTATCAGATGTATTAAGTAGTAAAAAACCTTTTAAGGTTGCTGTGGTTGATGAAGCTGGATCTTTTCAGCATATAAAATTAACACCGCAGGAAAGTATGTTTTTAGAAACAAATAAACATGCCATTGGCGAAGTTGCCAGGTGGTTAAATATTCCTGTTTATAAGTTAAAAGATACTGAAAATCAAAATAATTCTAACATGGAACATCAAAGTATTAGCCATGTTTCAGATTCAATTTTGCCTTGGGCCTTAATTCACCAGCAAGAAAATAACGCAAAACTTTTCACAGAAACAGAACGTAAAAAAGGCATTAAAGTGCGCTTTAATACGGAAAGTTTGTTGCAGTCGGATAAAAAAACGCAGATGGCTTGGTTTATTGGCCATATGTATGCAGGTTCTATGACTAGAAACGAAGTTCGAAATAAAATGGGTTTAAATAGTTTAAAAGGTTTGGATGAACCTTTAACGCCTGTAAATATGCAAACGCTAGAGCAAATTCAAACAGCTTTAAAATTAAAAGAAAATGAGTAAAGATACAGATTATATAAAGTCAATAGACAGCGCAGAGCGCAGATTTTTTTCTACAAAAGTAAGTATGGAGAAAAGAGAAGAAGGTAAAACGCCAAAAATTGAGGGAATGGCTGCTTTATTTAATGTAGTTACTAGAATTGGTGATTGGTTTGAAGAAGAAGTTATGCCTGGTGCATTTGATGATGTAATTAATGATGATGTACGTTGTTTATTTAATCACAATCCTAATTATGTATTGGCTAGATCTGTAGAAGGTAAGGGCACTTTGGCGCTTTCATTAACTGCGGAAGGATTAAAATATTCTTATGAAACGCCAAACAGAAGCTATGCAAAAGATTTAGAAGATGCAATTGAATCAGGTGATATTTCTGGATCTTCATTCGCTTTTAGAATTAAAGAACAAAAATGGATTTCTAGGAAAGATGATATTGATTTAAGGCAAATTGTAAAGTTTGAAAGACTTTTAGATGTTTCGCCTGTAACGTATCCAGCATATCCAGATGCAACTGTTGGAAAAAGAAGTTTAGATGCTTTTAAGGCTGAAGATAATATTGAAGAAATAAAAACAAAAACTGTGCGTGAAGCGCAATTAATTATTAATAAAAATAGAAAGTAAGATGAAAAAATCAAACGATTTAAAACAATTACGTGCTTCAAAAATAGAAGCGCAACAAGGTATTGCAGATACTGCAGAAACAAGAGCTGAAGGTGAGCGTGATTTAAATAAAGATGAAGAAGCAAGGTTTGATGCTTTTCAAACAGAAATTGAATCTTTAGATGCTCAAATTTTAAGAGCAGATAAATTTGAAGCAAACCAAAGAGCTGCAGCAGGTCTTGCAGGTGTTATTGTTGGTAGTTCAGAGAAAAGAGAGCATGAGAAACTGAAAAAATCTTATGACTTTCATAAGGCAATTCGTTCTCAAATGGCAAATGGTGTTTTGGATGGTGTGGAATTAGAAATTCACCAAGAAACTGTTGCACGAGCAAAAGAAGCTGGTGTTGCAATTACAGGTTTGGCGGTGCCAACAGATTTTACTGAAAAACGAGCTGATGGTGCAACAGTAACGCAAGATTCTGGAGCTTATGGTGCAAATCTAGTTGATACAAATCAACAATCACCTATAGAGTTTTTAAGACCAAAGCCTATTTTGGAAACTTTAGGCGCAAGATTTATGACAGGTTTACAAGGTAATCTTGTTTTCCCAACAAATGACGGAGGTATTTCGGGTGCTTGGCAAGGAGAGGTTGCTGAAACTTCTTCTTCTAAAAATGCGTATGGCTCAAAAACAATGAGTCCAAAAAGATATGCTGTTAGAGCTTTATTGTCACTACAAAATATTATGCAATCTTCACCAGATTTACAAATGTTAACTATAGATGATATTCGTGCAGTAATTGGTAACGCTATTGATTACGCTGGTATAAATGGAGTAGGTTCTTCTACCGTTCCAGAAGGTATTTTAAATGCTACTGGTTTTAACGCTGTAGTGGGTGGTACAAATGGTGCGGCACCATCTTGGGATCATATTATAGATATGGAGACAGGTATTTTTTCTGCGAACGCAGAAGCACAAAATCTTGGGTATTTAATTAATCCTTCTACGAAAGGGAAATTAAAGAAAACAAAACATTCAGCTGGGGATTTAGGGTATTTAATGACTGGTAATGAAATTAATGGTTATAATGTTGGGGTTTCTAATCATGTTCCTGGTAACCTTACAAAAGGTACTTTATCAGGTACTGCTAATGCAGGGATTTTTGGCGATTTCAAACAATTATTAGTTGGTCAATGGGCGTTTTTAGATTTGTCTGTAGATGATAAATCTGAAAAGAAAAACGGTTATATCGCAATTGATGTGAACACTTTTATTGACACTTTGGTAAGACAACCTAAAGCGTTTTCTGTAATAAAAGATTGGGATTTATCATAGTAATTTTTCATAGTGATTTTTGAATTAGTTGATAAGGCCTTTGTTGTAATGGCAAAGGCTTTTTTTTAAAATAAAACATAAAAAAAAATAGATGGATAATTTATCGGAAATATTAGAAGACAAAAAAGCTGCAGATTTTTCAAGAGAAGATTTGGAAAAATTAGCAAATGAAAATGAAATTAAGTTTTCAGGAACTACAAAAGATGCAACAATCTTTAAAAAATTAGTTGCGCTTACAGAAGTAGCTGTTGAATACGTGGAAGTAAAATTTCTTTTATCACCAACAGGGAAATATCATTTAGCATACAATGTTGGGGAAATTGGTTCTTTAGCAAAACCTCTAGCAACTGAATTAGTAGAAGATAAGTTTGCAGAATTTGTAAAATAAAGAGCATGGCATTTATACAAGAATTAGAACATATATCACCAGAAATTATATCATTAGCAACCGCTAGAAAGCAGTTGCAATTAGAATCAGATTTTACAGAAGATGATGCTTTAATTTCTACATACATAGATGCTGCAATATCAGAAGCAGAACATTTTATAAATTCTGAAATTTCAGAAAAGAAGTTTAAAGTGCAGGGCAAATCTTTTAGTGATGCAATGGCATTTAATAAACAGATTTTGCAATCTGTAGAAAGTGTAAAATATACACCTGTAACTGGTGTAGAAGCAACTATTGATGTTGCAAATTATTCAATTGTAAATGTAGATAAATATGAAAATCAAATTGAGTTTTCAGAAGATTTTGTTTATCCAGAGGTAAAACCATATACAGCTACAGCAGTACAAATTGAATTTACAGTTGGTTATCCAGAAGGAAAAGTACCAAAAGCAATGCAGAAAGCTTTGTTGCTAATGATTTCTGAATCTTATGAGTTTAGAACAGATACGGTAAAGGAAAAAAGTACCGCTGCAGAAAATACATTGCGAAAGTTTAGAAGATATTAATATGAAAACATTGTTGGTAAATAGTTTAAAAACTAGAATTTCCATTGTAAAAGAAGTAAAAACTTCATCTGCAACAGGTGCGCCAATTTATGTTGAAGAACTTGTAAAAAGTGTAAGAGCAGGCCAAAATGAAATTAATGTTGATGAAGATGAAGATGGCAAAATTAGGGTGCTGTTTACGACACAATTTGTAATTAGATACAACAGTTTATTTACAAAAGGAAAAGCAAATGCCTGGATGGTTATTGATGCAGATGCTTTAAAATATAACATTGTTTCTGTGGTGGAAATTGGGAAACCAAAAACATATTTACAAATTAATACAGTTAGGCGTGAGTAAGTCAATGGTGGAAATAAAAGGTTTTGATCAGTTATCAAAACAGATTAAAAAACTACCTGAAAAAGTAAAGCGAAAAGAGGTTTTAAAAATATTAGGACAAGTTGCAAATCCTACAGTAAAAGTTGCAAAACAGTTAGCGCCTGTTTCAAAAAAGGCACACGTTCAAAAAAGAAAAGGCCAAAAATTTGGTACATGGATAACACCAGGAACAGGTAAAAAGAGTATTGGAAAAAAGACAATGCGAAGGGCTGAAAACCCAACATTGTATGTTAGTCCAATGAGCACAAAAAAAGCGGATGGTTACTATTTAAGGCAGTTTGTTATTCCTGGTACTAAGTATCAAAAATCAAATCCTTTTATAGATCGTGCATATAATCAAACAAAGGCAGGAGTTACAAAAGATGCAGAAGTTAAGATTGCAAAATACATACAAAAACAAATAAACAAATTAAGTTAATGCTAGTACAAATTTCATCATTAGTGAATGCAGATTTAAGATCCTTTTCAGGGTTAACAGATCTTTTAACACAGGGTGTGAATGGTGTAAGGCCATTAATTGCAGAGGCGGATGATGGGGATTCTTTTGTTGTTTATTATATAAAGTATGAAGGAAAAATTACAAAGGGTGTTGCTGGCCAATATCAATTAATTACGCAAAGCTGGGCAACTTCTTATGATGTTAGTTTGGCAATTGCAGATCAAGTTGCAGAAGCGTTAAGTGCTTCTGATAATTATAGTGATTATGTATCTGCAGCATCAAAATTTAGTGAACAGGGAATAATATATACAGAACAAATATTTAATTTAAAACAGTAAAATTATGGCTTTTGATTATAAAGGTAGCACGCTAAGAGTGAAAATTGCAACAAAAGAAATTATGCATGAAATAGATTTTTCTTATGGAGAAACAACAGAATTTCAAGACATCGCATCAAAAGATGTAGAGAATGCAGTAATTGATGGAAAAAGTACTTATTCTTTATCAGGTAACGGTTACTGTGATAATTCTGCTGCAGATGCGCAAGAAGATATTGCTTCTTTGTTTGCTTGGAGAGCTGCAAAAGATTCTAAATCAATTGCAATTGCAGATGGTGTATCTGGTAACATTGCGATTACTGCAACCGCTTATTTAGAAAGCATTGAAATTCAATCTACATTAAATGAAGTTGTAACGTATTCATGGACAATGAAGGTGACAACAGCAGCTGTAGGTGCAACCGCTTAAAAATTAATTATTAAGGTGGTTTTTTTCAACGGAAAACCACCTTTTAAAAATTCAAAAAACTATGAAAATTACAATTAATAAAAAGGTGTACCAGGTTAAATTTGGTTTTGGAGCATTAAGAATTTTGTGTAAAAAATGGGGTGTGAAATCAATTGGTGGTTTAGATCCTTTTTTTAAGAAGTTAGATTTTAAAGATGAACCTTCTTTTGAACAATGGGATTTGATCGGTGATTTAGCTTTGTCTGGTGTGGAATATGCTAATCCGGATAAAACATTTACAACAGAACAAATATTGGATGTGCTGTTTAAAAATCCAAGTCTGTTAACAGAATTAATTAATTCTTTTTCAGAAAGTATGCCAAATGAGCAACCTGTAGATCCTGCAAAAAGGGGAAAGTAGAAGGTGGAGAAAAACCGCCAGCATTAACTTTTGATGATTTAGAGCAATTGTGTGGAGAAATTGGTTTGTTACTTACTGATTTTTACAATTTAACACCAAGGCAGTTTAACAATATTGTTATTGGTTATGATCGCAAAGAAGAAGAGAATTTAAAAACAAAGATGATTCTGAATCGAGATTTAGAATTTGCAATTGTATCCCCTTATTTAGATAAGCAATCTGGAATAAAAACAGCGCAGGATTATAAAAAATTCTCTTGGGAAGTTGAAACACTAGAATTGTCAGAAGGCAGAAAGTTTAAAACAAAGGCAGAAATTGCTGCTATTTGGAAAGCGCCAGAAGAAGTAAAAAAGTAATCGCCTCTAGTGTAAATACAATAGAAAGTAAAATAAATAATTCTTTTAAAAAGAGTATTAATTTTTTAAACATAAAATAAATTGTCTGGTTTAGCATCAATAAATATACGGTTTTCTGCAGATCTAAAGGATTTTAGTACAAAAATGCAAAATGCTACCCGTAAAATTAAAAAAATCGGTAAGCAGATGCAGTCTGTGGGGAAAGGATTTTCTGCAGGTTTAACTTTGCCGTTACTTGCTTTTGGTGGGTTGGCTTTAAAAAGTTTTGATGATCAAGAGAAGGCAATTGCGCAGCTAAATGCTGGTTTGCAATCTACTGGAAGATATACAGATGAACTTTCTAAAAAATTACAAGAACAAGCTTCTGTATTACAAGAAAATTCTTTGTTTGGTGATGAAGAAATTTTGCAAGGTTCTACTGCTCAAATACTTACTTTTACAAATATTGCAACCAATGAAATTGGTAGAGTAAACCAAGTGGTTGCAGATTTATCAACACGTTTAAAAGTAGATTTAAAATCATCTGCTTTGCAGGTTGGTAAAGCTTTAAATGATCCTGTTGCTAATTTATCTGCATTAAGTAGATCTGGTATTCAGTTTTCTAAAGATCAAAAAGCAATGATTAATAGTTTGGTTAAAACCAATCAATTAGCAAAAGCGCAGGATATAATTTTAGGAGAATTAGAAAATCAATATGGAGGTTCTGCAAAAGCAGCTGCAGAAGCTGGTGCAGGTTGGATGAAACAATTATCTAATTCAATTGGAGATTTAACAGAAGATTTTGGAAGAATAATTAATGAAGGTATAAAGCCTTTTGGAGAAAAAATAAAAGGTTTAGTTAGTCGGTTAAAAGAATTATCACCAGAAACAAAAAAGAATATTGTTTTATTTGGCGCAATTGCAGCTGCAGTTGGGCCTGTTTTAGTGGTTTTAGGTTTTTTAATGACTTCTGTAGTACCTGGATTAATAACTGCTTTTGGTTATTTGCGTGCTTCTTTGTTGTTGTTGCAAACTGGTTTTTTAAAATTAACAGTAATTATTGCATCAAATCCTTTTGGCGCTTTAGCGGTGGCAATTGCTGCGGTTGCTTCTTATTTTATTTTCTTTAATAATAAAGTTGATGATACGATCGATAAGCAAAATTTATTGGCAGATGTAAATGATAAGGCGGCAAGATCTATTGCGAACGAAAAGGCAAAATTAGCTGAATTACTATTTATTGCACGTGATGAAAGCATTGTAAAATCTGCAAGAATAAAAGCTGTAAAAGAGTTAAATAAATTATCACCTAAATTTTTAGGAAATTTAACTTTAGAGAAAATTAATACAGATGCAGCAACAGCTTCAATAAAATTATATAACCAGGAGTTATTAAAAACTGCAAAAACAAAAGCAGCACAAGAAAAATTGCAAGCTTTAGAATCTAAAATAATTGATTTAGAACTCGCATCTGAAAAAGCATCAATAAAATCTGCAAAAGCTGTAAATGAATTAAGAAAAAACGCTGTTTCTTTAGAAGATCAATTAAAGTTGCGAGCAATTGAAAAGGTTGGTATTTCTAATAAAACAACTGATATTTATACAGTCCAGATAAAAAAATTAAAAGAACAAGGTGAGCTTCTTTTAAAAATAATTGGTGCAAGTCAAACCTTAAATGAAGTTACATCGACAAAACCAACTGCAACAGGTAGAAAAAAAGCTTCTGTAGTTGATACAACTGGATTAGCAAAAGGGGTACAAACTTTTAATTTATCGGATGGCTTAATTTTAGAAGCTCAAAAGTTAGACACGGTTTTAACAGGAATGACAGAACGTTTTTCTTTTTTTCAAGAAAACGCTGATATTTTTACAAATGCTGTTGGTGCTAGTTTTTTTGCTTTAGGTGGTCAGATTGCTAGTGTTTTTGAAACAGGTAATTCTATTCTTGATTCTTTTGTGGGTTCTATTATAAATTCGTTAGCAGAATTGGCGGCTTCTTTTATGCAGCAACTTTTACTGGAAAAATTATTTACATCTGCTAAAAAAATTGCAGATTTTGGAAAAGCAAGTTCAAGTGGTATTGTAATTGCTACAAGTGCAGCAGCAGCCATGGGGCCTTTAGGAATAGTGGCTTTGCCTGGTTTAATAGCTTCTACCCTTGCAACAGTTGGTACTGCTTTTGCTGGTATTGCTGGTTTTCAAAATGGAGGTGTTGTTGGTGGTTCTTCTTTTACAGGTGATAAATTGTTTGCAAGGATTAATTCTGGTGAAATGGTTTTAAACCAAAAACAGCAAGGTAATTTGTTGGGTATGTTAAATCCTGCAGGTAATAATGTAAACGTTGTATTGCAGCCTTCGATTGATTTTTCTGGCAGAAAGTTTAAGTTGATGTTGAATCAAGTGGAGAGCGCTTTAAATAAAACAAGATAATGTTTGGAGCGCAAAAACTAAAAATTGAAATCATTGATACTTTAAATCCTGATAAAGTATTAATTACAGAATATACTGCAGCAGAATCACCAACATTTATTGTAAATGGTGATGAAGATAAGTTTGCAAATTTAAACACTTCTGAACTGCATTTTAATATGGTGGTTACTTCTTTAGAAGATGGCGTATTTTTTCATTTATTTACAGGATCTGAAGTTCGTTTTAAAGTTTTATTATTAAATTTTGATGATGCAGATAATCCAGAGATATTATGGTCTGGTTTTTTATTGCCGGAACAATATAGTGAACCTTATATTGGCAGCACTTATTTTGTTGAATTTGTGGCAACAGATGGAATTGGTAGAATTAAAGATCGGGATTTAGCGGCAAATTATTATCAAGATAATACATCTGTTTTAGATGTGATTCATAAATGCTTGATATTAACAGGTTTAAATTTGCCAATTTTATTTGCAGAAGCAATTCAAAATTCTGGTTTTGATTTAAACTATAAAGATTTAGAGGTACAAACAAAGTCTTATAAAAAAGACGATGATAAAAAAGATGCGTATAGTATTCTTTTGTCGTGTTTAGAAAGTATTGGTTGCAAGTTATTTCAGTATAAAAATCAATGGATGATTATTGG